CCTTCATCTTCACTTAGACCCCATATAATTATTACATCTTCACGAAGATCTTCTCTTTGCTCTTGATTCAATACTTGATTCATATATAATATATGAATAAAAAAAATAATATTGTAATAATAAGTATTTAATTGTTAGGCACTCCCATTCGACACAACATTCTAGCATTGTGCCGACACGCACAGTTACAATGTTTTATCCAATTTTTCGTCTCGCTTTCTCGCCCTTCCACAAATTCCTCCAATATTGCAGGTTTTTTCTTCGAATGACGATCGCAACATTTACACGAATTAAAAGAATCCAGAATCGTTTGAAGTTCAAGATAAGTCATCCCATATGTTAAATTATACATTTGTTCTTGCGTTCCGTTAAAATTCATAATATTCGACATTGATGACATACTATATTATATAAAAATCCATTTCAATTTTTTTATATATACACTATATTCGATACACGAATTAAAAAAATATTATAGAAGTATAAATCTTACAGAAGTTCAAATCTTTCATCTGGGATATCTCCTTCTTCGTTCAACATTGGGATTATTTTATTATATCCTCTTTTTTCGTATGTTGGTCCGAATCCAAATGGATATTTCTTTATTTCCCTCGTATTGGAAAAATAAGTGATTCTTTTTCATAAAACTCCGTGTAAGACATTTTATATCTATATTGAATAAGACATACTTCAATTTTATAATAATTGATTTAAGTGGTTCAACAATCATAGTTATAATGATGTCTGAAATCATAGATGCTTTGAATGTTCTTAAACGTTCTGGATATTTAAATACTATTAATGATGACCATATAATGACCGCGTGTGAAAAAGGAAATATTGAAATATTACAGTGGTATAAAAATGAATTTGATTTGATTGGTGATAACAAAGCAATTCAAAAAGCATCAAATAATGGACATGTACATCTATTACAATGGTTTAATGATAACCGTTCTGCTGACGATTGGATATTTTTAACTCGTGATACTATTAAAAAAGCATCTATCAGGGGTGATATAGATGTATTAGAATGGTGGAAAAATAATTTTTACATACAATTTAAAAATAATTATAATCAAGATTGTGTAAATTTTGCGAGTCAAACTGGCAATATGCGTATATTGGAATGGTGGAAAAATAGTGGATTCGAAATGAAATATGATGAAAACGCTATAAAAGATGCTATTATGTATAATCATATAAATGTGTTAGAATGGTGGAAAAAGAATGGATTCGAATTAAAATATGATGAAAACGCTATAAAAGATGCTATTATGTATAATCATATAAATGTGTTAGAATGGTTGAAAAATAGTGGTTATATACCTACGAATAGAGGTTTATTAGATTGCGCAAAAAGTGTTGAAGTATTAGAATGGTGGAAAAATAGTACTTATGAAATGAATTACACGAAGTATGCCACAGAGTATGCTTCAAACCATAATAATATTCATATATTGAAATGGTGGAAAAATAGTGGTTTCGAGTTTAAATATGATGATAAAGTTCTCAGACGAGCTGCAGAAGAAGGACTTATAGATGTATTGGAATGGTGGAAAAATAGCAATTATCCATTAGACTATAATAAAAATAGTTTATCTGTAATATGTAGCGCCAGTCTTTATGGACATGTAAATGTCTTACAATGGTGGAAAAAGAATGGATTTGAGTTTAAATATTATGAGAATGAAAAAAATTCTATAAATTCTGCTTCATATAGTGGTCATATCAATGTATTAGATTGGTTTCATAATAGTGGTTATGAATTTAAATATAATGATTTTGTCATTAATTATTTTCAAGAAAATAATCTAGAACTTGTTTCCAAATGGTTCAAAGAAAACAATTATACATTTACAATCAATGTAAATGAAGACTTATCTGATTATTAATAATAAGTATTTAAATTATATGAAACTAAATGAACTCAAAGATAAAGCAAGAAAAAGTTGTATCAAAGGATTTTCTACAATGAGAAAAGCAGAACTTCTTGCTGCTTTAGATAAAAATGAAGAAATACGACTTACAGATGATGCCAATGCAAAAAAAAAAATTGCTATAGAAAAACGTAAAATTGCTGATGAAAAAATGAAAATTGCTGATGAAAAAATGAAAATTGCCAAACAAAAAAAGAAACTTGCTGAAAAATTAAAAAAGTGTTAACTGCTGTTTTTTACTATTTCTCTACAATAACGGATTTTTATCTTTGCATGTTCTCTTTTTGTATACAAATAGAGTATTCTTTCGTTTTCTGAGATGTTTTTAAAATGATTTAAAGATAAAAATAAATTATTGTAATGTCAGTCAATAAAACCGCATATTTAATAACAATTGGAGAACCTAATATAGATGGTGTTATGGCAGACGAATTTGAAGAAGCACTTATATTTGTTGGCAGATTAATAGAAAGATTAAATAGTGATGAAAAATATAGGGATAAATATATTTATGTTACTGAATATCTCTTGTCAAATGACGGAAACTATATAAAACAAGATAATTTATTCAGTGGACAATATTTAATTGAAAATTAAAGACATTATAGTAATTCATCCTTCATTTTATAATAATTACTTTCATAATTTTTACAAACACATTGTAATTTATATTTAAATATATACATATTTACAATGGCTTCAACACCCCTTTCCTCTGGATGATGTTTCAATACATATTCTTCCATTTGTAAATAAATTCTAAGATTTTCATTTATATATAAAAAACAATCTTCTTCACTTAAATCTTGATGTTCGTCAAAAATTGAATCATAACACGCATCTTGGAATTCAGATAAAGTAATATTGACATGAAATAGTTCTGCCATAATTTCATCGACTTCGTCTTCCAGTTCCCTATCGATATCCATTGTTACTTATTATAACATAAATATTTTAAATTATATTATTAACCTTATCATAATAGGTTTAAAGAATATTATGATATACATATAATGGAAGATTATAAAATAACAATGAACAATGAAAGAATTTATACATTTTATAAAGAGAATCCAAATATTCAAATCGAAACCATGAATATTCTATTAATTGATTTTTTACAAAATATTGGAAAGGATATTTCACAAACAATGAGTCATGTTATTTTTGGAGAAATTCAGTCTGATATTAAACATATGAAAACAGAAGTAAAAAATCTAAATGATACATTTGCTGTAAAATTACATGAACATAATAGAGAATATATTGAAAATATTAAGAATTACATTGCGCTTGCATCTAATGACAATAATGAAAAAATGGTTCAAGTCCTGGATAAAAATACAGAATCTTTTATGAATAAAATGAAAAGTAGTATACCTGATTCATCTGATATTATGAAAGACCAATTAAAACAATTACACGAATCCATGAAAGAAGATATTCGTGGATTCGTTTCGAGTACAAACAAAGAACAAGATTATAAAGGATTTATTGATTCAATAGATAGTAAAATTACAACACTTCAACAACCCATTTATAATGCAATTTCAGTCAATCAAGAAAAAATGGATACAAAACTTCAAGATATTAAAAATGAAGCGCATTTAACCAAACAGAGCAATGACAGCGTCATTCAAGAATTAAACCAATTTTTATCTAAATATAAAACATCCTCGCAATACAAAGGACAATTTTCGGAAAATATGTTAGAAACCACATTAAATCAAATGTATCCAACAGGAGAAGTAAAAGATACCCGTTCACATAAAGCTGCCGGAGACTTTATGTTATTTAGAGAAGATCAAGACACAATTATGATTGAAAATAAAAATTATGAATCAAATGTAAATATTGATGAAATTAAAAAGTTTCTCCGAGATGTAAACGAACAAAAAACACACGCCATTATGATGTCTCAATTTTCAGGTATTGCCACAAAACCAAATGGATTTATTGAAATACACGATAATAAAGTGATTATTTATCTTCATCATGTTGATTATTCAAGTGACAAGATTAAAATGGCCATTGATATTATTGATAATCTATCTCTCCGATTAAATGATATTGACACAAATAAAGAGGGGTATACCATCTCTAAGGATTCGCTTGAACGAATTAATACTGAATATCAATGCTTTATTAAACAAAGGGAATCTTTACAAATGACCATAAAAGACATGACAAAGAAATTATCTTCCCAACTTGATTCTTTAAAATTACCAAATCTAAGTCACTATCTAAGTGATAAATTTGCTTCATTAGAAAATACCCAGTTCATTTGCGACGTATGTAATATGCAATTTCAAACAAAACGAAGTTTAGCCTCTCATAAAAAAATTAAAAAAAAATAAAAATTTTTTTTTTTTTAAAATTTTTTTTATTTTTTTAATTTTTTTTAAATTTTTTAAAAAATTTTAAAAATAAAATTTAAAAAAAAAAAAAAAAAAAAAAAATTAAAAAAAAATAAGATTAAAATATTTTCAATACTTATTTGCTTTAAAAAATAAAAAAATAAGTATTTTTTTTTGTTACCACATTTTTTTTTAATAAAAAAAAGAATTTAGGAACTAAAATGGTTTCCTAATTATGGCAACAATTTTGGGTCCAAAAAATAAAAAAACTTTTGAATGTAAAGAATGTGATTATAAAACGTCTAAAAAATCTCAGTATGACCGCCATTTATCCACACTGAAACATAAAAGGACCCAAATAACGGATTGTTTGGGTCCAAAAAAATATGTATGTCATTGTGGAAAAGAATATTCTTATCGGGGGTCGCTTCATAAACATAGTAAAAATTGTAAAAAAGATTTTACACAAGATTTAATACTAAAATTAATAGAAGAAAACCAAGAAATGAAAACATGTTTATTGAAAGAAAACCAAGAATTAAAACAACAACTCGACCAACAAAATAAACATATTCGTGAATTGATTCCTAAAGTAGGAAATCATTATAAACAAGAATTCAATATCAATGTATTTTTAAATGAAAAATGTAAAAATGCAATTTCAATAAACCAATTTATTGAAAATATTGAGGTCACTTTAAATAATTTATTGATAACAAAAAATAAAGGAAATGCGATTGGTATTTCAAAAATTATTATGGATAATATGAAAAAATTATCTTTGTACGAGAGACCTTTGCAATGTATGGATATTAAGAATGAAATATTATATATCAAAGATAAAGAATGGATAAAAGATGACAATAATAATAAATTAAAACAATTATTGAAACAAGTGGAATTGAAACAAATAAAACACATTAAGGCCTGGATTGATGAACATCCGAATTACAAGGATATTCCAAGTGAACAAATAGAATTCACCAATATTATTCGCAATTGTGAGAACAAAAAGAAGGATGAAGTAAAAATTAAAAAAATGCTATGTTCTAAATTATCCTTCAAAAAAAAAATTGATATCAAATAAAATCATATATATATTATTATCAATGGAGCAAATCAACAACCCAATGGATAACAAACGCAAGTCCGTATTTGACGATATCGAGGTTCTCAATAAGAAACTGAAAGGTATGGATATGATTTCGGACGATATCCCTAAAACAGATGATTTGTGTGTGTATCGTGTTTCAAATCCAGATATAGTTCCTGGTTGGGTAAAACTCTCTAAATATAATGGATCAACACTTCGTGAAGAACACGATGTAGATGAAACCGACAGACAAACAAAAAACCAAGAGTTGTGGCATCGTTCAAATATCATGTATTCCTATTTGATTGAAAAACAAAATAACAGGGACAAAGTAAATGATTCTCTTGGTATTCAATCCCCTTATTGGGATATGCCACATCTTCTTGAACCTGACCCGGATGCAGAATATGAAACAGACGAAGAATGTGAAGAAAGTGAAGAAGAACCAGAGGATGAAGATTATGAATCAGATAATAGTGAATTAGACCAAGATTTTATTTAAAGATTACAAACAGCTTTTACAAGAACTACGAAATGAAGAATAAAATACCATTTTTTTAATATTATTACATTTAGGTTTATTTATATTTTTTGATACTAATATTTGTTTTCCATTTTTTTTTGATAATGTAAATATTATCATATATATTTTCAAC